TCAACAAGGTTAACGGCGTTTGCAGCCGCAGTAACAACGGTGACAGCTACGCCCATAGGGATAAAATTAGATGGAATGCCAATAGCCGCTTCTTTATGCGAAGTACCGGTGGCAGCAATATCAATGGTGGCATTGTATGTGGAAAGGGTCATCTCATTAGTAAGTGCGCCGGTTGTTGCATTCTTAATGATGGATTTAAAACCGTTTTCTGAACGGACGGGACCGTTAAAAGTTGTGTTCGCCATTTCAAACTCCTGTCGTGGCTAGTGTCAGTTGTCCATTACAACTGTCAGGGATATGAAAACTATACAATAAAAAAGAGCGACTGTGAAGCCGCTCTTTCTAATCTCTACGGGAGAAGAGATTTTTAATTAAGCACCTTCTGTGCCGAAGACAGAACGCCAATCTGAAACACCGAAGCTGTAACGCTCACGGGCTTTAAACCGCATGTTTCCGGTGTCAAAGTCACCTTCCATAGCAGTCTTGATTGGTGCCCGGTTGAAGTACTTAAAGCCGTTTGGCGCATCTGTTTTGATGAAGAAGGCATCAGTATCCGTCAGGAAGTGGTTAACCACTGCACCCTCTGGAATCATACCCATGTTCTTCATCGCATTTGCGTCATTGTCGGCAGTACCCGGACGAAGGTTTGAGTTGAGAACCCGCTCTGCAATAAATTGCAACTCTTTCGGGATGATCAACTTTGTGCCACGAACTGCAATCTTTAGACCACGCTCGTCAGTTAACCCGGCAATATCAATCAACATTTGCTCAAGAGAAGTCTCGTTGAGGTCCGCTGCGGTTGAAAGAATATTGCGCTGATTGCCCGACAAAGACGGGTGTGCGGTTGAACAAAGTGCTGCACCGTCACCAATAGCAGAAGCACCGGCTGTAAACGCATTGTTCAAGATAGACGCCGCTTTAATCTGCTTTGTCTGAGCCATTGAACGAGCCAGAGCTTTGGTGTAACGAGACGCCAGACGATCGTAAAGATTGTCTTCGATAGCTTCTTCTGTGATAGAGAAAGCCAGAGCGATTGTCTCATGTGTGTAACGAGCAGTGTATGTCTCTTGTGCATCGTCAAAGTTGATGGACGCGCCTTCACCCTTGACCGGAGCCGTTGAGAAACCACCGAGCATCACTTCTTCTTCAAATGCACGATCTGAAGACTCTTCATCGAAGATTTCAGCATGTTCATTTTCGTAGCGATCGTACTCAAGACCGAACAAGGCATTCAGGCCGGGTTCAAGCTCTTTCGCTAATTGTGCGCGAGAAATAGCCATTATCTATTCCCTCCTTAAATGCCGGTTGACAACGAGGTTGTTTGCGAAGCCGAAGCCGCAACTACCGCGTTGTGGTGGAAATTGAACCGAACGATATAGTTCACACCGGCTGCATCATAGTCGAGGTTAGCCTCGTCTCCTGTGAGACCGACAACTCGCATGAGCAGTGTAGCTGTAGTAGCCACAGTGGAAATATCCATTTCAGCAGTGGAACGACCAGTGTTTGTAGAACCAGAAGTGCCGTTTGCCAATGATACGTTAGCGAAGACGTTTGACAAAGCTGTCGCACGATCTGTTGAGCTACCGTCAGCAGCAATCATAAACAACTGGTTCGGGTTGTCCGCAACAAAAGCTTTGACAGGATGATTTGTGTCAACGCTAGCGTTGTTTGAACCGGGCCAGTAATTTTTGAAAACAGGCTTCTTTGTAGAGCTATCTACATATTCTACGCCCATCAGGACTCCAAGAGCAGGAACTGTACCACCGGATGCCGCACCAACAATGTCAATTACACCAGCAGCCAACGGAATAACCGGTGAGTTCTGGAAAATTGCATTAGTGTTGTTGGATGCGATCTCATATTGAGTTACACCAGTAGTGTTGGCACCTGCGCCATTAAGCCCGATAGGACGAAGGCCAAAGGCAGTATCTTGATTTGCCATTTGATTTTTCTCCTAATCAGGGCGGCCCCTATTTTTGTGGACCGCCAAAGGTTACACGAGATTGACGATCGGGTTTATTGATCGTCATAGTTGAATGAGCGTTCTCTCTCATCATATCGTGGTCCACTGCTTGCATTTGATCAGAATTTCTCTTATCGAAATATGCTTTTCTTTCTGCAACAGTTTCTAACGGTATACGAGCAAGAACAAGACCACCTACTCCAAACACACCTTCATATTTACCTGTATCAAGTACCGGGGCCTCAAAGTCTGGATACTCGTCCTTACGAACCAGTTCCCAACCCTCGCGCATTTTTGCGCTGACGTTTTTAGTATCGTCAAAACCACGGGTTTCGGCCCGGATCCAACGATGCTTATAACCATCCGGTGCAGGCGGTGCATCTAACATAGACGGGGGAGCCCACGGCTTACGCTGCGCCGTCTTTTCCCTAGTCTGGTTTGCGCGAGCAGTACGTTTCACTGTACCTTCAAACATTTCGTTTTGTTCTTCAGACATTTAACCTACTCCTTCACGTATTTCGCGTATTCTTCAAGCGGCACACCCAATTTCTTTGCTATCGCAACTTGGCTAGGGGTGAGTCTAACCTTTTTCCCACTACTGCGCCCAGAATTTGATCGGGATACAGAAGCAACCGTCTGAGCGGGCCGTTTGCTACCACCGTTTAGCTTATGAGGGAACTCTTCCTTCATTCGCTGATCTAACTCAGTATAGTACTCATCGGACTGCGGGTCAAACCCTTCGTTCTCAACAAGTTTTTTATGCACGCCAAAAGCCGCATAAGTCATGGCTTCATCTGATCCGAACCACTCGTTACGCTCCGCCCAACTGGCAGCTTTGGGGTCGGGTCTTCGGGGCTGCTGTTGCGGCATAGGCTGTTGAACCTGTTGCTGCTGTTGGGCCGCGGCCTGTTGCGCGTATCGATCCTGCTGCATCTTGGCTTGTCTGGCGCGATCGTTTTCAATAGCCAAACTGGTGATTTTACGTTGCGCTTCAACCACACCGTTCGTATCACCGATCTCAATCGCTCTTGCTAGCTCTTGCTCCGCGGTGCCCATTTGAGTTTCAACACGAGTGCTATACTCATTAACATAGCTGGTGTCTAAGGTGTTCATGCGTTCCTGAAGTTTTTGAGCTTCTGACTGAACTCCTTGAGCGTACCGTAGAGCCTCGTCTTTCTGACGCTCTGCTTCACGCATTTTCTTGGTCAAACGATCAATACGTTTTTGCGTATTTGTTTCCGCTTTTGCAAACTGATCCTCAGTCTGAGCCTCTACCGGAGGCGTCTCTTCCTCTTTCTGAGCCTCTAGCTCAACCTCGGTATCTAGATCCTCTTCCAGATCTAACTCAATTTGTTGCTTATCCTCTGCCATTTTCAACTCCTAGAAATGAAGAATATCTTCAGGTTCTTGTATCTTTGCCAATACTTCGTCGTCGTTCAAAATACGAACTTCGCCGCCGTCTATTTTAAAGCGTGAGCCTGAGTAACGCGCAAACATCACCCAGTCCCCCTGCTCACACCAACTCCCCATAGGGAATTTTTCTTTGTCCTTGTAAGCTAAAGAACCCACTTTCAACACATATCCTACCTGAGTAGACACGGTTTGTTCTTGAACAACAGCGTCTGGCAAATAAATACCCCCATCAGTTTTACCCTTACCTCTGTACGGTAAAACCAAAATTCTCCACCCCGTAGGGCTAGGCATTCTTTCTAGGAGAGACTCCCCGATAGCACTGGGGTCTAATACCTTGTCGGTAACGTCTTTATACGCGGAAGCTATGTTTTCAACACCTTCCGAAACCTCTGCGAGGTTGATCTTTGCGTCAGTCATTTGATCGCTCCTGTTTATCTAGCAGGCCCTTGAGTTCCTGTTCCACATGATCTAGGGATTTTAAATTGCCCATGAGCTCACGATATTGCTCTATGCTCTTTACGTTGTCATAAATCAACAAATCGTAAATAGCCTGTCGCCGTTCTTTTATTATGCGAAAAACAGCTTCCGCAAAGTAAACTTCATCCACTCCGATAACTCCGCATTAAATCCTATGTCTTCTTATAACATACTATTCGGATTCCACAAGAGCTCTCATACGATCTACCAAACGTCTGGCCCGATTTGGGACCTGTGTATACCATCTGGAATCTACCATCTCGTCGGCGGCGGCGTTCCAATCACGGGCATCTACACCAGCCTTCATACCTTTAAATTTGCTTAGTCGAGGCCGACCCATGTTGAACATCATATTACAAATAATATGTTGCGCCTCTTCCGGCAAGTCCTCAAAGTCTGGGTACAAAACTTTACACTCATCAATCGTTACTGCAATGTCTAAAGAAAACAGGTTTCTAACTCGTTCCTGTTCGACAACGGTGCCAACGGGCTTGCCATATTCTTCGTCATGCTCAGTGATTAAATGACCCACACCACAGGTCGGTAGTGCTAAATGATCTAAATACACCTCGTACTTGCAGCCCTCGTCTTCGGCTATTTCTTCACGTAATCTGTCTTTGTTCATTTCTTAAATCCTTTTAGGCCGCGTATACCAAAGGATGCGCCAATGCTGGCGTACATCGCCCATTGAAACCATTCTGGTGTACGAGACAATGCGGCAAACCCGTCTTCAACATATTGTTGTGTAAAAGGTATAAAGCACATGGCAATTATGACAATAAACAAAATCGTCCACGCCTCGTCCTTCCAACTGTTGTCAGATGACTGTGCCATTATCTTTTCCCAGCCAGCTTCGTGAGTAGCTGCGACTTTCATAACTTCAGCCTCGGCTTCGGCCTTTGCTTGTGCAACCCTACCTTTAGCCTTTGTTT